TACACCTACGACTCGAAACTTGAGGCGCAGTATGCAATGTGGCTCGACTCAGAAAAGCAGGCCGGAAGGATCGTCGATTGGGAACGCCAAGTTGGCGTTGACCTCGACGTAAATGGCCACCATATCTGTCGCTACAAAGTAGATTTTAAGGTCTACCATACAGACGACACGATTGAATGGGTAGAGGTCAAAGGATTTCAGACCCGCGATTGGGTATTAAAACGTCGCTTATTTGAAGCGGCATACCTAGACGACAAGCCACTTGAGCGCTACACCGTCGTCACAAAATAGGGCTTGACGAATAGTCGCTGGCTTTTTATGGTAAAGAAAAGGGCAAACTGAAATGGGAAAAAACTTTTTAGAATCAGAATGAAAGACGCGTTTTTCCCATTCGGCGCGTCTTTCGCTATAGGCAAAATATGAAAATAACACCACGCGGTAACTACGTCCAAGTGACTAAAAAAGAAACTGAACACAACTTTGTGCAAACAGTTTTGTGGCAGCGTGAAGGAAAAACAGTTTTACTTTCACAGCAGCCTATGGAGTTTTCTGTTCTTGGGGAAACGCTTTACTTCGTTCCAGAAGACAGCATCATTGCAGAGGTAGATCATGCATCGTGACGTCGTTACCGGAGAGCAGGCACGCGCTAAGATGCGCCGCGGCATAGATATTGTCGCCGAAACAGTTGGAGTAACCCTCGGCGTGAAGGGTAAAAATGTCGTTCTGGACACAAACCCCTACGCTGATCCGATTATCACAAACGACGGTGTCACGATTGCGAGAGAACTGACACTGAAAGACCAGTTTGAAAATGCTGGTTCTAAACTGATTCGACAGGTGGCTGGAAAGACCAATGATGTCGCCGGAGATGGCACGACAACTGCGACCGTTCTAATGCACGCGATTATTGCCCAGGGAGAACGCGCGATTGCGAACGGAGCGGACGCTGTTTCAGTGCGTGCAGGGATCGAGGCAGCGTCAAAAGAAATTGTTGAGCATATCCGATCCGAAGCAGTAAAATCAGACGACCTCGAAACGCTAACATCGATTGCCACCATCTCCTGCGGAGACCCTGAGCTTGGAAAGCTAATTGCGGAGGTTGTTTCTCGTGCCGGAGTTGAGGGAATGGTAACACTTGAGGACTCACAGAAAGCCACAACCGAGTATGAAGAGCTTGAGGGACTGCGCTTGCGCGGTGGGTATGAGCTGCCAATCTTCGTCAATTCACCAGAGACACAGCAGTGTGTTCTTTCCGGCGTTCCGATTGTGGTAACGAACCAGCACATTACCCTGGCACAAGAAATGGGAAAGATTATGGACTGTGCCAACCAGCTCGGCGCAAAAGAAGTTGTCGTGATTGCTGAGGCGATCGACGCCGATGCGATGTCAACTGCGATAGTCAATACAGTGCAGCAACGCTTCCGTGTTCTGCCAATTCGCGTTATGGGACTCGGTGAGTCGGGAGAGGGATTGCTCCGTGACGTAGCGGCTATCACCGGCGCTCGCTTCATTGATGCAAAGGCAGGCGAGCATATAGCTGATCTCTCAAAAGATGACCTCGGAACCGCGCAGAAAGTTGTCTCAACGAAGATTGAAACGACTGTCATAGCCGACGACGAAGAGCTAAAACAGGAACGAATCAAAGAACTGAAAGCACAACTTCCAACGGCACGAGACTACGATAAACAATCCCTGAAAGAGCGGATTGCCAAACTGCGCTCCTCGATGTTCACGGTTAAAGTGGGCGGTATTACGGATACCGAACGCACCGAGCGTAAAATGCGCGTTGAGGACGCAATCAACGCGAGTAGGGCAGCACTTGAAGACGGCGTTGTTCCTGGCGGCGGATCGACACTGTATCGCGCAAGCCAGAAACTTGAAACACACGCCGTTGATGCAACTGCATGGGGAGGTGACGACGCACTCGGAATTGCTGCCGTGATACAAGCCTGCCGCGTCCCGATTGAACTGATGGCAAAAAACGCTTCCGCAAAACTCGATCGCACCGACTACGAAGCTATTTCAAAACCAGGAAAGTCGATTGATTTCAGGACGGGAACCGTCGTTGATGCTCATAAGCAGGGAATTATTGATCCAGCGAAAGTAGTTATCTCAGCCTTGCAAAATGCCGCCAGCGGTGCTGCTCTCTTTCTAACTACAGAGGCGTCAGTGGTCTCGGCTGAAGAGCCAAAGCAGGAGCGACTGTGACCATTTCGCTGGTCATCGGAGTCATTGACCAGCACGATTTTACGGCGCGGTGTCTTGAGCGACTAGCTGAGGTGACGACCGAAGAAATTGAAGTCATTGTCATTGATAATGGTTCAGAAAAGCCACGCACTTGGAAGTCACAGGGAAAGCTCAAGGTAAAAAACCAGCATAACGGAGAGAATATAGGCGTTCTGCCGACGTTCAAGCAGGGTGTAGAGCTATCAAGCGGTGACCTTATGTGCTTCATTCATAATGACGTCCTGATTCACGAGCAAGGCTGGAACGAACGTGTGGCGTGGGCGTTTGCTGAAGACCATAAGCTCGGACTTGCCGGTCTGCTTGGCGCACGCGGCGTCAATCCAGACGGAGGACGCGAGGGAACGATGTCTCATATGCTCGGAGCAGAGTGGGGTAAGACAGAAATACAACCAGCCGCTATTCACCACGGAGAATTGATGATGGCTCGACACAGTGCAATCGTCCTCGATGGTGTTGGAATGTTCTTTCGGAAGTCTGCGCTCCATGACGTCGCCGAACATTCCAACATCTTTGCTGACGATCGACCGCCCCACCACTGGTATGACCGTAATATCTGCTTGAACTTCATATTCCGTGGGTGGCACGTTGACGTTATCGGTATCCAGTTTGACCACTTCAGTGGTGCAACAGCCAATGTTTCTCCGCAGTATCACCTTGGCGCAAAGCGCTGGTGTGAAGAACACGGCGCAGAAATGCCGGAAAACAATGCCGACCTCGGTGTATATAAAGTCGGAGAGAAGCAATTTCTAGAAGAGTGGGGGAAATATCTTCCTGCCCACGTCGACGAACACCATAATGTAACGTGGAGGTTTTCTCCCTATGTATAGCCACCGCGAAGCCTGCCGAATCTGCGGATCTCGCACCTTTATTCCGTTTGCCGACCTCGGCACGACACCCCTTGCTGATACGTTTAGTGAGGATGGCACACCGCTTGAGCGCTATCCACTCTGCGTCAAGGTGTGCAGAAGGTGTTTTCTGATTCAGCTCGTTGACGTCGTTGACCAAAGTGAGGTATTCCCAGATGAGTATGGTTTCTTCTCTGGGGCATCACCGTCCCTGCGCACACACTTTGCAGAGTTTCACGAGAGTGTCCCCTGCGACGTGCCAGGTCTTGTCGTTGAGATAGCAAGTAATGACGGCGAACTTCTGAGGCACTATAAAGACGATGGTTGTCGCACTTTAGGGATAGAGCCGACACAGAATACGGCGCTTGAGGCAAAGCGATCATGGGACATTGATACAATCCAGCAGTTTTTTACCGAAGAACTAGCCCATGAAATAGTCTCAGAACACGGGAAAGCAAACCTCGTGATTGCGAACAACGTGCTGGCACACGTCGATAATCCAGTTGATTTTGTCTCAGGAGTTAAAGTGCTGCTTTCATCTGGCGGACACTTTGTGGCAGAGGTTCACCACGCGCAAAACCTTATTTTCAAGAATCAGTTTGACAATATCTACCACGAACACCTGAGCTTTTTCTCGCTTCGTCCACTCATGCACTTATTCAGGCTTGCCGGTCTGGAAATCTACGACGCGGTTGAAGTGCCGACGCAAGGGGGAAGTCTCCGCGTGTTTGCCACTCACCAGAAGCAGGCACCTGAGCGCACGTCACGCCTCACAAAGCTATTAGAAACAGAGGAAGCGCTCCTGCTATATGAGGAAGCAACCTACCTTGGTTGGCAATCACGAATCAACTATATCGCCTATACGCTTCGTGAACGGATTAAGAACATCGTCGCAGGCGGATCACAAATTGCTGCCTATGGCGCGTCTGCCAAGTCATGCACGCTGCTCAATTTCTGCGGTCTTGATAGCTCGCTTATCTCTTACGTCGTTGACACGACCCCATCGAAGTTTGGACGCGTTACCCCAGGAACGAATATACCCATTGTTTCAGAGAAAGAAGAGAGGGGACGAGCGGACTATTACCTCTTGACCGTATGGAACTACTTACCAGACATTCTGAAGCGCGAAGCAGCGTATCTCCAGGACGGTGGACACTTCATCATTCCGCTACCTGAGGTGAGGGTAGTGTGAGCCGTGTGCTTGTCACTGGAGCCTTGGGATTTATCGGATCACACCTTACGCGACGACTCCTTGCTGACGGACACGAGGTCTACGCACTTGATAGCTATAGTGTCGGACGACCACGACCATCGACTGCTGATATCGAGAAGGGGGCAACACTACTACACCGTCATCTTGAAGACAATGCACCACTTCCGAACGTAGAGATTGTTTACCACCTAGCAGCAGCTATCAACACTAAAGCAATCGACCATGACCCACTTGACGTTTTGTTGAAAAATGTTGAACTGGCGCAAAAAATAGTCACTGAGTATCGCTACAGTGACACCAGGGTGTTCTTTGCCTCGACTGTTGAAGTGGTCAACGGAATACCAAGAAAGACCCCTACCACAGAGAAGTCTGTCGTGGCGTTTCAGAACTGGTATGACCAGCGGTGGAGCTACGCAATTTCCAAAGCCTACTGCGAGCTAATTCTACGCGCCGGACTTGAAGACAGGCTGACGATTGCGCGGTTCTCCAATGTCTACGGCGAGGATATGTGCCACAACTATGTTGTAAAGGCACTGATTCAGCGGCTTCAGAAGGGAGAGAACCCACTGAAAGTCGCCTACCCCGACGACACGCGGTGTTTTCAGTATGTTGGTGATGTCGTCGACGCCGTTGTGAGACTCATGGAGTCAGAAGAGACTACAGGTGATACCTACCAGGTTTCGGGAGAAGAAGTGTCTGTTGGCGATCTCGCCGACTTGATTGCAAAACACTTTGCAACACCAACGCTGCACAGGATAGAAGACATTCCAGCCGAAACGCGCAACGCTGATATTTCCAAGATACGACGTGCGATTGGGTGGGAGCCGCAGACAACGCTTGATGATGGAATTGGGAGAACTATCGACTGGTATCGTCGTGAATATTCGGAGTTTGGTAATGGCTAGGCTGCTTATTCCAACTGTAACGTGTCTTTTCCAGTCGACACACCGACCGACGTTTTATACGGCACTGGCGAGCTTTGAAAACCAGACACGGCTCCATGACGTCGCGTGTCTGCTGATTACCACTGAGCCGGTAGAGCCAGGTGGCAATGTTGAGGTATGGCTTACCGGCGAGCGAGAGAACCTTCGAGAGCGGTATGCTCCCACGTCGAGAGTCGTCAATGCTGCTTACCGCAATAGGCTTATCCGTGGCGAGTATTTTTGTATGCACTATGACGACGACATCTACTACCCGACGTTCATGGAAAAGATGGCTGGCTACCTCGACGAGAATCAGGACGTTATGGCAGTGCGCTGCACACAGAATCGCACGCTGCTCTATGCAAACAGCACCACAGAAAAGACCCCACCACTGGTTGCCAACAGAATCATGACGCCAGATGATGCCTATGACTGCGTCGTCGACGGTATGCAGGTGATGATGCGCACAGAGGTGCTAGATAAGGTCTATGCGAAATACGGAGAGCTGATGCCGGAAGACCCCGACCATAACAGTGCTTCTCGAACCGACGGACAATTCTTTGAGCGCTGTAAGGAGTTCATTCCCGAAATGCACTTCATTGAAGAAGCGCTCTGCGAACACCGCGCAACACCGAACTCAACCTACACACCAACGGAGAAACCATGAAACAACTTGATTTAGGAGCAGGCGGCGCAGCGCGAATGTGGGAGGGCGTCACCGACGAGAACTACTACCCCATTGACGTTGAGCCGACAAGCGACAAAGTAACGAAAGCTGATCTCATACTTGAGCCGATACCGTTTGATGACGATTCATTCGACGTCGTGACGGCACACGACTTTATGGAGCATATTCCCTACTTTGTCTACTTTGGCAAAAAGCGTAAAAACTGCATCATTGAGCTATTTAACGAAATATACCGAGTGCTGAAACATGACGGTATCTTTCATATGCAATCACCAGCCTTCCCGTCAAACGCCTCTGTCTCTGACCCTGGACATGTGTCCTACTGGACGGAGGAGTCAGTCAACTACTACAGCGGAGATTACTTTGGTTGGCACGACCACTACGGGCATACAAGCCGCTTCGAGAAGATATCCTGCTTTCGTGATGAGCGCGACCGTATTCAGATTACGCTGCGCGCAATCAAGAACCTGCCACCAGATCACCCCTACTTACTAACCTACTAAGCCATGGAAGAAATAGAACTGAGAAACGACCTCCGCATACTGACACCAGACGAAACAGAGCCTGTAAAGGTTGGCATTGTCATTCCAACGCTTAACCAGTTTCAGAAAGCACTGATGGCTATCTGGACAATCTCCACTGCTCACGACTACAAAATCTATGTGCAGCCAAACTGGATATTCCGCTGGCCGCTGGCAAAAGCCTGGAATAACGGCATTGATGAAGCACTCGCGGATAACTGCACGCATATCCTCGTGATCAACGACGACATTGAGTTTTCACCACACACGATTGACCACCTCGTCTACCAACTGAAAACAGACAAGCGACTTGGAATGGCGACTGCGTGCAATGTGCGTGACTCTAAGACCCCAGAAGAAACACGGGTGCTTGAGCAACAGCCAGTCTCAACCGCTCCCCACCCTGACTTTTCGTGCTTCATGATTACGCCACGGACGTTTCGGATTGTGGGACGCTTTGATGAGAACTTCGTGCCTGCCTACTTTGAGGATAACGACTACCACTATCGCATGAAGCTGCTCGGTCTTGAGGCAATCAGCTCAACCGGCGCACCGGTGTATCACTATGGGTCTAGCACCCAAAACGGAGACCCCTCTGCTCCCGTCGTGCCTGGTCACCAGTTTGAGAAGTGTCGCGGCTACTACACCGAGAAGTGGGGCGGCGCACCAGGGCATGAAACATTTACAGTGCCATATAACGACACCGGATACAGCGTAAAAGAATGGAGAACTCATGAGTGATAAAACACGCGTCCTCGCGCTCTGTGATTATGTGTGCAGCACCGGCTTTGCAACGGTGTCGAGCAATATCCTACAGAACATACACGGCACAGGCCGCTATGACATTGACGTAGTCGGTATCAACTACACCGGCAACCCTTACGACGAGAAGCGCTTTCCTGGGCGCGTCTTTCCAGCTATGAACATTGAGAATATGCAGATGGGCGATCCGTATGGCAGGCAGAAGTTTCTCGATATGCTAGGAACAGGAGTCTATGACGTCGTCTTTATCCTGCAAGACACCTTCGTTGTGCAGGACATGGTTCCGGTTATCAAGCAGACCTACGAAGCGCTTGAGAAGAAGTTTAAGACCGTCTTTTACTTCCCGTTTGACTGCACCCCGAAGAAAGAGTGGATTACGGACGTCGTCGACGCGTTTGACTACCCCGTTGCCTATACGCGCTACGGTAAGCAGCTGATTGCTGATGTCGATCCAAAGATAGCCGAACGCACCGAGGTGATTTATCACGGCACGAACACAACTGATTTTCATTACGTTGAAGACCGTGAAGACATTGCGAAGTTTCGCAAAGCCTACTTTGCCGGTGTCGCCGACGGCAAGTTTCTGCTCTCTAATATCAATCGTAACCAACCGCGTAAAGACGTTATGCGCAACTTAATGGTGCTTGCTGAGCTGAAGAAGCGAGGGCGCGACAATATCCTACTGTATCTGCATATGGCGCACGATGATGTCGGTGGAAACATTCTTGTGATGGCAGATCACTTCGGACTGAAGGTGGGGCAGGACTTTTTACTTCCCTCGCCGCGCGTCTTTGAGCCAAACTCAGGTATCCCGATTGACGCCCTCAACTACATCTACAACGCCTCTGATGCCGTAATTACGACGACGCTCGGTGAAGGCTGGGGACTGTCGATTACTGAGGCAATGGCTACCAAGACACCCGTGATTGCTCCAAAGAACACCAGTATGGTGGAAATGCTTGAGAACAACAGGGGACTACTGGCAGAATCAGGCAACACTCCCTCTATGTGGATAATGAAGGAGCAGGACAATGAACGCCTGCGGCCACTGGTTGATGTTGAGGACGCAGCCAGCAAAGTAGAGCTACTCCTTGACGGCGTTCTTTCACCAGACGTTGAAGCAGCTCACGCCTGGGCAATCGGCCACTCCTGGGAATCGGTCACGAAAGACTGGATACGGATATTCGACACGGCAGCAGAGGCCGCGAAGGTTGTGCCGCGTGCCGAGCGAAGACGGCAAGAAAAAGCAGCAAAGAAGGCAAACCGTGGAACTACGCGGGTATAGGTATCGGTGTTCCTGCGGCTTTGAACACACCCAAATGTTGCGTGAGGATAAGTTTACCCTTGTGCTTACCTGCCTACGCTGCGGTCGTGGTATCTCCGCCAGGCGTGTAGATGACAAAAACGCGGAAGTTAAAGAAAATAACGGCGTAGCAGGAATATTCAACCGTGACTGAGCTGACACCACTTCAGGAAGCAACAAAACTACTTGGATTTGAGGTGTCCGAACAACTGTATGACACACTCTCTGCCGATCAGCAGATTATTCTGGATATGTTGCTGGCTGGGTGTAGTCAGGACGAGGTGGCAGACCTGCTTGGTTGCAGTCAGACAACCATCTCAATAATCTGGAAGCAGATACGTTTTACCCTGGCGAATAATAAGCTGCTCAGCAGGCGAATCAACGATGTAATCAGGCATGAGACATGAAGTTTCTAGCAGAAATAAAGAAAACATCTCAGAGGAAGGCCGCAAGCCTCGACAACATCTACCAGGTTGTCTTTGAAACCAACGACCCAAAGATTCTTGACCTAGGCAAGCTCTCACCAGACACGCTCGTTACCGTAGAGGTCGGAGATGCCAACGGATAAGCAGAAGGCAGTTGCCAAAGACATACTAGAGAATCCAGGGAAGCCGCTGTCTCGCGCCATGATCGACGCTGGCTACTCTGAAGCGTCTGCCCATAATCCCCAAAACTTTCGCAAAACAAAGGGATTTCTTGCGACAATGAGCGGTCTTGGACTAACGCAGGAGCTTGTCGGAAAGACGCTCGTCAGTGAGATTGAGGCGGCTCGTCCTGGAACCGGCAGAGTCGTCCCTGCGCTGAGTCTCGCGGCAAAGATACTTGGTATGGAGCCAACCGGAGGTGAGGGCAAAGAAAACCCAATCCTCGTCCTCTTGCAGGCATATGGCGTTGTTAATAACGACGGGAAGCTGAACTATGAAGAAAACGTCATTGATCAACCGGATCAAGCAGATGAGGAACGACCATCTGCAGAAGATTCACAAGGTTGATTTCTACGACTATCAATTTGAAGTATCCGACAAGATTATCGAAGCACTGGTAGATAACCTGCTGCTGATGCGTGGGGCAACGCCGGAGCAGGTGGAGAAGATGGAAACCCTCGAGCTTCCCGTCGAGTTTTCGAGGCAGTCAGGCAAGACCACCGCCATCGTGCATACGATTGAGTTTATTATGCTTTTCTTCCCGACGATGTTCACCGACGTTATCGAGATAGGTCTCTTCGCACCACAGAAGGAGCAGGCTAAGACAGACTTTGACAGGCTCAAGAACCTGCTGCTGAAGACTGAGAAGAAGCTGATCGTTACTGACCACGACACCGAACGCCGGACGAAAGAAGAAAGTAACGCCAGGACAGTAGCCCTACCCAACGGAGCCTCGTGCTTTATCTCGCCCGTCACGAAGCAGTCAAAGAGTGAATCTAAGACATTCAAGCTGATGATATTCGAAGAGGCACAGGACATCGAAGACCGCATTGTGCAAGAGGACATCTTCCCGATGGCCGCTTCCACTAATGCTCCTCGAATCTTTATTGGAACAGCCGGAGTGAAGGAGTGCTACTTCAAGAAGCTCACAGAGCGCGAAGGGGCGTTAATTTATCCCTGGCGCACCGTCGCCGAACACCGCCGCCGCGTCTACGAACAAACGAACGACCCTAAACACCTGCTGTATGAGCAGTTTGTAAAGAACGAGATTGCGAAGTATCCACGCGGCGAAGAAGATGACGCCATCAAGCGTCCGTATAACCTCGTCTGGATTACTGACGTTGGACAATTTATTTCTCGTGATACCCTCTTTGCGTGCCGGATTACTGCGCCCTATGAGCGCGAAAACAAAGAGTTTCTGCACTATGCCGGTATCGACCAGGCCAAGCACGTTGACCAGACCGTCTTGAAGATTGGGCGTGTCATTGATAACCGACTCACCGTGGTGAATAGCTTTGAGCTACAGGGGGTGAACTACCCTGATCAGTTTGATGCGCTGTCTAGGCTACTGGATAACTTTAAGATCGCAGCACTCGCCATCGACTCAACGGGACAGGGTGACTATATGCCGGATATGTTTGACCGACATCGTCGCTACCGCGTCTTCCATGTCACGTTTTCACAGTCGAGTAAAGATGGTATGTATAAGGACTTTTCAGCACTACTACAGAATCAGCACCCGACACGAGACCGTCTTGGTTTCGGCTACTACTACGATGAGCAAAACCAAAGCGCACGCCAGTTTGAGCATGAAACCCTTGAGCTGCAACGGGAGTATAAAGGAACGCACCAGTATTATCTTTCAGTGCATCACCCCGATAAGCCTGGGGCGCATGATGACCACCCCGATGCTGTCGCGCTCATGATATATGCCTATATGCACTACAATGTTGGCAGTGGAATAGCTGACTTCTATCGCAAGAAGGCGGAAGAAACAGAGAAAGAGGAACGTGGGAATATTTGACCCATTACTCGGACTCGACAAACGCGATGCCAAGCTAAAAGAAGAGCTGGCCGCAAAGGTCGATAAGAGCCAAGAACAAGTCGTCGAGAGTGTTACTAAGGCCGTTTTTGAGCAGTTTGCAAAGCAACAAAGCGAGGTCTTTCGTTATCGCGTCGACCCATCGCTAAATAATACCGTCAACAGCAAGCGAAAACCAAAGGCCAGTGTTTCGTTTGCAACGCTGCGCAAGTTTTCCGAGCAGCACGAAATATCCAGGGCGTGTATCAATGCGAGAAAGCGTCACCTGACGACGCTTGAGTGGGATATTGTTCCCGAAGAGGAAGAGGATAAGGCTGACTATACGAGCCAGAAGGCACAGCTCAAGGATCTCTTCCAAACCATTGGTGGCCGCACGAACCCCTACCGCACCTTCCTCTCCAAAATGGTTGAGGACTTAATGGTGCTAGATGCAATTTCAATCTATAAGCAGCCGACACTCGGCGGCGATCTCTTTAAGCTGATTCCGGTTGACGCCGCGACGGTTCGCGTAAAAGTAGATGAAACCGGAGACATCACCGGCTATCGTCAGATTATTGATGGCCGTGTCGTGGCAGAGTTTGACGTTGAAGAAATGATTTACGCCATGATGAACCCACGGACAAACTCGCCGTATGGCTTGGCTCCGCTGGAATCACTCTTGATGGTTGTCTCTTCCTCGCTCAAGGCCGGAATGAGCAACTTGGCGTATCTCACCGAGGGAAACACCCCTGAGGGACTCTTCATGCTCCCAGAAGACTGGACACCTTCGATGATTAAAGAGTTTGAGGAGAACTGGAACGCGGTGATGGCCGGTGACGATGCAGCGCTTGCTCGAATCAAGTTTACGCCGCCTGGTAACTTTGTTCCGACGCGAAAACACGAGGATATGCAGTGGGAGCAGTTTAATATGTGGCTACTCAAAGTTACCTGTAGCCTCTTTGACGTGCAGCCGATTGAGATTGGCTTCGAGCCACAGGGAGGACTTGGCGGCAAGGGATTCTCGGAGGGGCAGAACACCACCACGCAGCGCAAGAGCATCATTCCGCTGGCTAACTTCTTCCAGGAAATCTTTACGCAGATTATTCACGAAGATCTCGGTATGCCGAATCTCTGCTTTAAGTTTATGGGACTCGATCCGCAGGATAAGAAAAACGAAGCGGAAGTTGCCAAGATACAGATTGAATCGGGACAGCGCACGATCAATGAAACCCGTAAAGAACAGGGACTTGAACCCTACGACGATGTGGAGGCGGCAGACCGTCCCTTCTTGCTTGGCGGCACACCAACCTTTATTGATGATGAGACCGTGGAAATGCAGTCAGAGAGTGCTACAGAATCCCCTGTGACCGCACCAGAGGACGCTCAGAGCGAGAATACCGAGCAGACGACTGAAGAGACCATGAGCGAAGATGACACTGCTGAGAAAGCATCTCAGAGCGACCACGTTTTACTCGTTACTGAGCTTCGTAAGTTTAAGAAAATGGCACTGACGAGAAAGCGTGAAGGCAAGTCGTTCCGACCATTCGTATCAGAGGTGCTACCAGGCGACGTTGTCGACGAGATGAATAGTCGACTTGAGAAAGCAGACCTTGAGGAAAGTAAGCAGGTTTTCCGTGACTATATGCAGGACTATCAGGTTTCGTTTATCTCAGACGTGATGAAGCTACGCGAAGATTTGCAGAAAGTGTTGAAATGAAATGCTTGAGCAACTGCAACTCTCCGTCGACCTCTACCTAGAGAAGGCACTCCGGCAAAACAAGCCGCTGCAATCGTTTCTAAAAACGTCCGACGCAAAGGCGTTTCACGCTTCGATCCGTGACGCTATCTTTTCCCAGGCTCAGTGGGCGTCCAAGCTCGTGCGTTCAGTCAACGATGAAAAGCTCCTGGTTGACGACTTTAATCCGATGACCGAACAGCAGCAGGCGGAACTTGCTCGCTATTTGTATAATCACCTCCCACCGCTCTCAGACTATCTCTCTGAAAAGAAGGTCACGCGATATTTTATCAAAGCGTTTACCTGGGGAGTAAAAGCACAGTATCGACGCATGGGAATCCTCGTCAAAGCAGACGTGCAATTCACACTGACCAACCAGAACTACCTCGCCTCCCTGAAGAATCGCGCCAGCTACCTTATCAACCAGAGCCAGATTGATGAGACAACCCGTAAGCGCATCATCTCCATCATCATTGCTGGCAAACAAGACGCACTCACAACCGACGAAATCGCCCAAAAGCTCAGTGACGACTTTGCCGAAATATCCGACAAGCGTGCCTTCGTGATTTCCAGGACAGAAACCAACAACGTCATGTCAAACGGCGATCTCGCGGCCATGAAAGAAAATGGTGTGCAGACAAATGCCTGGATACCGGCCGGTTCGGATACCTGCGAGATTTGTGAAGGCAACGCCGATGACGGCTTTATACCAGTCAACGAGGCGTTTTCTTCGGGTGATGATTCACCCCCAGCCCACCCGAATTGTATTCTGCCAGGGCAAGAAGTTGCTGCCGCAAGAATAGACTCAAAGTTGTCGACGCGCTATGACGGAGAAGCGGTAAGGCTAACTCTTGCGTCTGGTAAAACGCTCTCCGTCACACCAAATCATCTCGTGGCGTCTAGCTCCGGATGGGTTGCCGCGTCTAGTCTCAAGAAGGGTGACAATGTGCTGCGCACACGCGGACTGATCGAACACGCGACGTCGTTGGTCGACCCAAATGTCAAGCCTATCAAATCCGCTATCGAGAATGTAACGGTCTCTGGCAACGTGGTTTTTAGAAGCGTGCCACCCTCCACCGTAGATTTCAATGGCGACGAGTCCTTCTGCGAGAATGTCGACGTTGTATTTTCCAACAGCGGCCTGCGGAATAACGCTAACGCCACGGTCAATAAGCTCTTTCGTCAAAAGCTTTTCGGAAGCAGAAACATTGGAGTGTCGTTCTTGACGAGTCTTCGCACGCTGTATCAATTCCTTTTCAGTCGCTTTTCTACCTCGAACAGCGGCGTTGGCTTTTATTGTTATGGCACGTCTCTGAGCAGCGGACATCTTGGCGTATGTAATTCTTCTAGCGGCGGCGTGATCTCGAATGTCGACGCCAGCACGCTCAAGGCGTTTTCTCAGCGTCATTCTGCTGACCCCAGCAAGTGGAGCCAGCTTTTGGATAGTCTCTCCGGCTTTATAGCAGTTGATAAAGTAGTTGACGTCGAAATGTTTTCTTATTCCGGACACGTTTACGACCTCACGGTTCCCTTTAACTTTTACGCGGTCAATTCAATTATTACACACAATTGTGAGTGCTATCTGGAAGCCGGAGAAACTGATCTTGAGAATATGAGCATATGGGACGGAGAATGAGCGACGTCACGACAGCACGCAAAGCTAATAGGCATCGGCTAGAAAACCTACAATGAGGGTATGAAAAAGACACTTTATATCCCCATTGCAAAAGTTGACGAAGAGAAGCGAGAAGTCTGGGGGTATGCCACCTCAGAGGCAATCGACTCTCAGGGCGACATCATTGACTACGAAGCCTCCAAGAAGGCGTTTTCAAGCTGGGTAGGTAACATTCGAGAAATGCACGACGAGAAGCGCGTCATTGGCAAAGCGATTGATATTCAGTTTGACGACCTCAACCGGCGCGTGCTGATCGGCGCTAAGATTTCAGAAAGCGCAGATGGACAGAACGCCTGGACAAAGGTAAAAGAGGGATTGTTCAGCGGTTTTTCAATAGGCGGCATGGTGCATCGTGTCGTTGATGAGATGAAAACACTGGCAAACGGCGCAAATGAAACGGTGCGTCGTATTCTCGACTACACCCTGGCGGAAACTTCCCTTGTCGACAATCCGGCAAACCCCGAAGCACGCCTTGTGATGGTGAAACAGATTGACGGAGACCTACAGCGCGTCGAAGAAGATGGTTCAACATTGCTGCTTCCTCAAGCCTGGTGGGTGAATAAATATCTACATACGCCAATGAAAAAAAGCGATTCAGACGATAATAACACTGAAACTAACCAAGAGGATACTATGGCTGACGACATTCGCTCAGACGAAGATGTCAAAGAGGAAGTCTCAGAAGAGACAACCGAAGCAACCGAAGAGGTTGTTGAAGAAACAACTGAAGCAGCGGCTGAAGAGACTGCTGAAGAGGTTGTTGAAGAAGAGGCTACTGAAGTTGCTGAGACCGAAGAGGTTGAAGCGGCGGAGGAAGTCACCACCGAAGAAACTACTGAAGAGGATAGCCCCGAAGAGGAGAAGTCCGCTTTGGCAGAGATGAAAAAGTCTCTTGCCGCTATTGCTAAGTCACTACCCGAGTCAAAGTCTGCTGACGAGCTACAGAAGGCCGTCAAGACGCTGAAAGATGAAGTAGTGGGGAAACTCTCCTCGCTAGAAGATCGCCTCAGCGCCCTTGAGAAGTCTCCTGCAGTTGCCAAGGCGAAAGCCAGCTACGTCGTTGGTAAGGGTGACGAAGAGAGTGAAGTTTCAGACGAGCTTGCAGCGCTGCAAAAGCGTGCTGACGAGCTTGCAAAAGACCCCAGTGCAGGAACCCTGGAAGAGCGCAACGAAGTTTCGCTTGCTCTCCTCAAGGCTGCACGCAAGAACAAGTAACTAAAGGAAACGTAATGTCACCAGAAGAAATCGCACAAATGGCGCAAGAAGCGGTGCAAAAGGCTGTGACCTCATCGACCTATACGATGGATCCGCCCGTTCGCTCAATCTATGCTCCAGAAAACATCGATGCGATGATCAAGCCGCTGGTTCCGATGACAGCTCCGGTTCGAGGTATCTTGCCTCGCTCCCAGGGCTTTGGTCAGGCCGCAGGCTGGAAGAAGCTGACAAGCCGCCTCGATCCGCAGGCCGGTGGAACAGGCACACGCCTTGGCTTCGCAGACGCATCAACCCCAACTACGACGACTCAGACATACGTCTTAACGACTGCTTCTTACAAGAACATCGGTCGTGACGTAGAAATCGGTCGTCAGCAAATTGCCGCTAACCGTGGCAGCAACCTGGAAGATGTCCAGGATCACGAAATCAAAATTAAGTCGCTGGAAGTTATCCTCGGCGAGGAAGATATTATCCTCAACGGCGATGTCTCTACCCAGTCACTTGAGTTTGATGGATTTGCCAAGAGCTTTACTACCAACTCCGGAACTGCGTCACTCTTGACCAGCTCAGGAATCGGTGTTTACGCACGAACCCTCTACGGTGTTGGTGCGGAGAACCCATCGCACCTCGTATGCAACGCCCGCCAACAGCAGGGACTTGCAGATGACTTGCAAGGTTCAGGCTCGATTCAGCGAATCGTCGTCGATAACAGCGGTGACGCTGTCGGCGGTGTTCGCCTCACCCGTGTGGTCAACCCGATCACCGGAAACCTCATTGAGCTAGTAACGAGCCGCTATTGCGGTGCATGGGCATACCTGCTCACTGTCCGCTCGGTAGCTGGTGAGAACTGGCTTGAGATGGAAGACCTAGAGTCGCTTTCTGTCTACGACGTGCCAACCTCGAACCACTCGGTTCAGACGCGTGTCTACGAGACAACCGTTCTCAAGACAATCGGCGAAATCTACCAATACAAAGTCGGCGGACTGGCCACAAGCTAGTCTCCGTAGTGTCTTGGCGTGTGGGGCGGTTCTCCGCCTCACCGCCTGGACAGTAAAAGATCATGAGCAGCATACTTACCGAGACAGAACTTCGTAACCTCGCGCCCGATCTCGATCTGTCGCCCTATAGCGCTGCTACTATTTCCGGCATGATAAACGCAGCCACGCTGCGTATGCAGAACTTCTGCAATGTTACTGGCTTTGACCAGCAGACTGTTACTGGTGAGCGCACACGAACGAAGGTAACCACTGACGGCGATCTCGTAGTGCGCGTCAAGCGTAAGCCGATTGTCTCTGTCTCCGCCATTCGTATCTCTAAAGGAGCGATGGCAACCGATATTACGCTGACGGACGGCAACGGTAACTCCCTCTACGACATCGACTCATCTGCTACTGCGGTGTATGTCACTGGTGCTGGACTAACGTATCTCGGACGATTCCAAGATGGCGCGATGAGTCTCGTATCACTGCGCAACATTCGGGCGTTTACCACCATCTCATATGTTGGTGGGTATGCCACAATTACCGATGACTTGAAGCAGGCGTGCGTGCTGTATGTGCGCGATATTGTGTCAACCAAGGCAAACCCAGCTGGTGTGGATAGCTTCTCTCAGGGCAGCTACTCCGTCACGTTTACGAGTAACTCGTCAGGGAAGAGCAAGCTGGCACTCCAAGCCGAGCAGATTCTCCAAGACGGTGACTATGTAAACGTGGACATCTTCTAATGTTTCTCCCGACACGCGTCTTTGTCTCTACACTTACTCCCTCCGGTGTCGATCAGGAGGTGTGGCTTCCCCACGCTGGCTATCCGGCTGGCTTGATGGTTAACATTCAACCGGCCACGGCAGAACTAACCGCAATCTCTGACGGGGAGGTCTTTAAGACCTACCGCATCTTCACGACAGATTCTGGAATCAACGAAACGATGCGCCTCACAGTCTCCGGAACAGGCGAGCAGTATACGATTCGGGGACGTGAGTCCTACAATTATGGTGTCGATGTTCACTACGAACTAACCGCAGCAAGGCACGAGACATGAACGCACAGATTGAAATAATTGGACTCAAAGAGCTACTCCGCGACGTGTCGCGTGCTGGCGGAAACGCTACTCCCCTGGTTCACGCGGCAGTGGTTGATTCAGCGAACCACGTCCAGTCTCAGACACGCGCACGCGCTGCTCACCGCACTGGAGCCTTGCAACGCTCTATCATGCCAGAAATCTTTGAAACGTCCGCCATGGTGCGTGTCAACGAGAAATACGGCAAATATCACGAGTATGGAACAGGTGAAATCGTGGCGAAGAAAGCGAAAGCACTACGCTTTACCGTCGGAGGGGAAACACTCTACCGCAAGAGGACGCGAGGAATTAAGGCGCGACCCTTCTTCTCGCCAGGAATTGACGCAAGCCGTGACTATATCCAGCGCCGGTTCACCCAGCTTACTGAAATCATTGTCAAACAAATGGCAGGTCACTGATGAGCTACGTTTCGCTGTCATCAGGTATCGCTACGGTGCTGTCTCAGGTCAGTGCGCTGAAGCACGTTTACGAATATGAGATAACCCAGCCAGACGGCTATCCGTGTGCCACCGTTACTCCTGCGGAGATTGTCGACAATGCGTTTCTTGATTCTGGTAGGAATCGTCGCAGCTACGTCTTTTCAATCAAAGTCATGCAAGAGCGCACCCGTGTTTCTGGCTCAACCAAGCCGGAACGTGATGCAGAACGGCTGCTGCGCGAACTGGTTGACGAAATTATCCAGAAGTTTGACGACCCGGCGAACAACACGCTTAGTGGTGCGTGTATCTTCAGCTTTCCTATTCCGGCGAAGTGGGGCTACCGACAGTCGCCCGACGTAGACGTCAGAATTGCTGAAATCATGCTGCAAGCGGTTGTTGTTTCACAATAGAAAAACGGCTCGCACCCTACAATGAAAGGTAGTAACAACGAGGAAAACATATGGCACTAAGTATCGGACGAAAAGGCTGGATCGGCGTAGGACTGCAAAGCGCGTTCCAAACACCAGTATCCCCAGCAGATTACGTCTACTTCACAGACAACACGCTTCTTGGCGTGCAGGAACAAATTAAGGTCGACCACGCTGCAGGTATCCGCGAGGGCGTTCTCTCAACGGTTGCTGGAAAGCGCTTTGGAGAGGGAGAAATCGGTGGGTATCTTGACGCCAAGAACTTCGGATACTTCGCCGTTGGTGCGCTTGGGAGCGTCGCCGTCACCGGACTCGGTGGAAGCGTCTACCAGCACACGATTACTCGTAACCCAGCAAATACGCCGCAGTATCTCTGTATCGTCAACGACCGCGTGACCGATCGCCAGCAGTATGCCGATGTCACCGTCGACGAGCTGACCGTCACCGTCAAAGACGACCTTGCCTCCTACAAGGCAAAACTTTCCTCAAGTTTTCCTCAGACAACCACGTCGGGAACGCAGACGACCGCCTCTGGCAACGTATTCACGTTCCGCAACGGAGCCTTCGCCTTCGGCTCCACCGTCGCTGCTGCACAGAGCGCAACAAACCTCAAGCCGCACGACTTCACGCTGAAAATCATGAACAACACCGAAGTTGTCCACCGACACGGCTCCGCAGACCCAGGCACGATTGCTAACAAGCAGGTTGAGTATGAAGTTGAGTTTAACCTCTACTTCGAGAACACAACCGACCGTGACGCCTACTACAACCAGAGCAAACAGGCAGCAAGCTACACGTTCGACGGAAACGGTATCGGCAACGGCTACCAAGAGCGCGTGCAATTCAACTTCTACCAGACGTCG